TCATTTACTGCCAGAGTATTCTACAGTATGTTATTGTACGAATTGTCTACATTCGCAGAACAACTAAATTGGCGTCGTGACGGTTATTTGTACGTTAAGCGCAACCACGAAAGTATTACACGTGATTTAGGGTTAGAATTGGCCGAAATTGAATTGGCCGTTGAGGAACTCACTAAATTAAATCTTCTAATGGAATACAAAAGGACTGACGGTAACTTTTACTTTTTAGGTCGCTTGAAGTAGCTAAATTTAAACGTGTTAGGAGGTTGTGCTTTAAAATGCTTAAACTGCCGGACGATATTGTATTACCTGAAAATTTGAACTATTTTAAAGATACCGATCAACTTTACGAACAGTATATTAAGTTTCCAAAGGACTTATTATGTAACCCTAATTATCCTAAACTAACTTCGCACGCTAAACTTATTTACATGTTACTACTTGAGCGAGTAGCTCTATCCGTATTAAACGGGTGGGTTTATAAAGATGGAATTGTGTACGTTATCTACCAAAAACAAGAGCTTGCCAACATTTTAGAACTATCTTACGATACAATAACAAAGACATTTAAGGAACTTGAAAAGCATCAGCTAATCTACCAACATAAGCTAAAATCAGGTTCTCCTAACGTACTTTTTTTAGCTAAACTACAAAGTTCAAAAAATGTAACATCTATGGACTGTCCTGCAACATCCGGGACAGTATCCCGTAACATTATGGATACTGTCCTGCAACATCCGGGACAGTATCCCGTAACATCAGTAACAAGTAACCTTAATAATAAACCTTTAGTTAATACTATTAATTTAAATAATAAAAACATTTCTGCTACCGCAGGAAATAAAAACATTTTAAACCAAACTACTTTGTTTAATAAACCTCAAACAGTTCCAATCAGTAATCTTTCTAAGTATGAACAAATATCGGTTGACCATATAGCTCATGCCCGACAAACAGGTGATTGGTCGGCTGTTACTTTTAGGGATCTTACTTACTACTATGCGGCGCAGCATTTGAAAATTCTTAATGTGGTTATAAGTATTGATTTTCGTAACGATGTAGGTAAAATTCGTGACTTTATAAATTTATATAATATAGCAATACCTGATGTGTGTTATTACATTGACCAGCTCCTTGAAAAGTACAGTAAAAAAGCTGACAGGTCAAAGGTACTACTGCCAGGAGCACTAAAGGTAGAATCTTTGACAAAAATATTTATAAAGTCGATTCGCAGTACATTAGAACGGGAACAGCGAGATAAGCAGTTTGAACTTGAAACCGAAGCATATTATAAAACACTTACTCCGGAACAATTAGACAGAGCGTTAAATGAAGTTTACTAGGATGTGATTCATTTTGAACAAATGTCAGGCCGAAACATACTGTAAAAGTTACCCGGCTAAGTGCGACCGTTACTGTGTTGGATATGTACAAATGTATAATATTTATTCAATGAGTAACATCCCGGTGCGCTACCAGTACGAAATCCCGTTGACCAAGCCAGGTAAAGATCAGGACGTTTACTTGTCATTAGCTGAATATCGCCGAAATGTTTTAGCAAACGTTAGATCAGGCCGAGGGTTGTTCTTATACGGTAAATGCAAGGGCAACGGTAAAACGACTTGGGCCTGTAAAATAATGAACGAGTATTTCAGGCATGTAGCATTGAAAAATAACCTCCGGTGCCGCGGGCTGTTTGTTAGTGTACCTCAATTTTTACAAAGTATACGTGACTCTATGGACAGTAAAGATTTAAGTATTCACGATTTTATGGATAACATACTTAGTGCAGACTTAGTGATATGGGACGACATAGGTGCAGAAAAGTCTAGCGAATGGGTTCGTGAAAGGTTATTGTCCTTTATCAACTACCGGGAAGCTAATGGCCGATGTCAAATTTATACTAGCAATTTACCGCTGACTGAATTAGTATTAGACGAATGTTTAGGTGAACGAGTGGTCAGTCGTATTAAGGGTCAGTGCCATATTCTTGAATTTAAAGGTGCCGATAGACGAGGTGTATGCGAATGATTGAACTACAGGTATTAAACAAGCTTATAAAAGATAAATCTACGATGCTGGTTAGACAGCACGGTATTGGAGTAGAGCATTTCATAACGTATAAAACTGAAGTTGAGTTTTTGTTTGATCATTACGAGAAGTATGGTACGATCCCGGACAGAGAAACAGTCGCTGACAAGTTTAACGACTTTCAATTTATTGATGTCAATGAAACCGACAAATATTTGATTGAACGACTTCAAGAGCAATATACTTATTCAATGATGGTGCCGGTTGTACATAAGATTGCTGAGCTAGTACAAACAGATGCTAACAGTGCCGCCGTATATGCTCGTAATGCTATAAATGAGGTATTTCAATCCGTTGGGCAGTATAAGACAGGGTATGACCTAATTAGAAACGCTAAAGACCGCGCTATTGAGTATCAACATCGGCTAGATGTAAAAGGTTTATTGGGTATTAGCTCAGGGGTTGAACCTTTAGACAATATTTTGCACGGCTGGCTAGACGAGGATTTGATTGCAATTATTGGGAGGCCCAATCAAGGTAAATCGTGGCTACTTCAGTTTTTCCTTATGATAGCTTGGCGAAGCGGTAAAAGGGTTTTGATGTATAGCGGTGAAATGAGTAAAATGATTGTAGGGTTTCGCTTTGATACGTTGAATGCTAACTTTAGCAACCTGGCATTAATGTGCGGAGTTCCTAATATAGGTACTATACAAGATCCCAAAGATATGCAGCATTATGAGGAATACACTAATAACCTGTCTGCCGGTGAAGTGCCGTTTATTGTAGTAACGCCTCGGGATTTAGGCGGTAACAGGTTAGATATACCCACTTTACACGGCCTTATTGAAGTACATAAGCCTGACATCATTGGAATAGACCAAGTCAGCCTTATGGATGATTACAGGTCTAAGCGAAATGATAACGATGCTACTAGAATAATGCGAGTTTCTCAAGATTTGTATGTTACGAGTGAAAAATACGGTATACCCATTTTAGCTCCAGGCCAAGCATTAAAATCCAAGGAAAGAGGTAAAAAGAGTAAAAAAGGTGATGAACAGCCGCCTCCGCAGCAGAATGTTGAAATGGATACTCCGGAGCTGGAAGATGCTTACGGTTCAGACGGGTTACCTCAAAACGCTACTCGTGTTCTAACAATACGGCAACACGATGTTACCCTTAAAATCTCAGTTAAAAAGAACCGTTACGGAGTAAATAACCAGGACGTTTTGTTACTTTGGGACATAGATAAGGGAATAATGAAACCTTTTCTAAAAGTCGATAATAACAATAACGATACGGCATCAGGTATCGGTAACGTAGGTGCCGGAGAAGAATTATTTTAATTTAGTAGGTATAAAAGCTCACTTAAAAAGTGGGCTTTTTTTATTATATAACAATTAAGTGAGGTGAGTGCTCTTGGAACACAACGTGAGTAAGCCAAATAAGCCTGTTAACTATATGACTCGGAAATTTACCGAGGAGTTGGTAAAAAATGAACGTAGAATGCATACTAAAGCTCTTTGTAATAGGCGCAGGTCATTTGCAAACAGTCTTATTCATGTTGTAGTTAGAGAGCATTATGCCGACGGTGAAATAGTTACTCCAGGGTGCAAAATTGACCGACTTCAGGAATTGTGGGATTTAGGTGGTACAGGCATACGTTACGGTAACAATGACCTTCCAGTTAAAACCCACAAAAGGCCCTTTAAAAAAAAAAGCAATCCAAATACAAAGGAGGAGTATTAAAAATGAGAAAACTTATTACAATTGTAGGTGCTCCGAATGTAGACCCGTCTATATTAGATATTGACGATAATATTTGTTTGGTGGCGGAGCCGGAAAACGCACATGATTTGGAAGCCGTTAAAGTCGTTTTTCACGGTAAGCATGTGGGTTATGTAGCAAACAGTATTCAAACAGTTGTACGAGGTTCTTGTAGTGCCGGTAACATTGTTGACGAGTTAGCACAAAGTGACGGTGATTTTAGAGCTGCGGTGATCCTTAAAATCACAGAGGGTTCTTGTAAACGGTTAATAGCTGCGCTTGAATAAATCGAAGCTGTTTGGAGGGTTTTGAACTATGCAGGTCTGGGGAACTCCTGTCTTGGCGAGTGTAGAGGAAATTATATACGATTTACGTGCAGTACTTCAGCTTAACGGTATTGATTTACTAAAAGATATAGTACGGCGTAACGATACTGGGCTGATGGTTACTTGCATTGCACATAAAGACGGACAGGAGAATAAACCCAGCTGCGGCATAAGTTTGGTTGATGTAGAACGACCTGATAAGACAATACCTGCCGGCACTGTACATTGTTTTACATGCGACTACAGTGCCGATTTAGCGAAATTTGTTTCAGACTGTTTTGGGTATAAAGACGGTGGTTTATACGGTTACAAGTGGATCACTCAAAACTATGTGAATTTAGCTATAGAGTACAGGGAACCTTTGTTACTGAACATGGATAGGAAAGTTAACTCAGTACAAGAGGACGTTAACCCGTTAGTTACAGAGGATGAGCTAATGAAATATAGGTTTTTTCACCCGTATATGTATGAAAGGCGGTTGACGTACAAGGTTATTCAGTATTTTGATATCGGTTATGACCGGGAAACTGACTGCATAACTTTCCCGGTGGCAGATAAAGACGGTCGGGTACTTTTCGTGCAGCGAAGAAGTGTTAGGTCAAAATTCTACAGTTTCCCTCCAGATGATCTATCTGGAAGAACTTTATTTGGTTTAGACAAAATTTATAAAAATTTGAGTTGGATAAAGGAAGTAATCGTAACTGAAAGTATTATTGACGCTTTAACTTGTTGGGTGTTTAGAAGGCCAGCAGTAGCTCAGTTTAGGGCCTTACCCACTGACAATCAAATAAAGCTGTTAAAAGAGCTACCTGTGCGACAAATAGTCGAGGCTTTAGACAGCGATGAAGCTGGTAGAAAAGGTGCTAATAAACTACGTCGCGGGTTAGGTTCTAATAAGCTATTGACCCGCTTAGTATTGCCGCCGGGAATTAAGGATTTGAACGAAGCTCCTGACGAGTTTATTCAAACGGCCCAACCCATGTTATTTTAACTTAACAGTATATTATTTTAGTTGACTTTTGATGTCTGATATATTATCATATAATATGTAGAAATTTAAAAATATATTGGAGGTTTCGAAATGCTTCAAACTTATAAAAACTTTGTTGAACTTAGTAAACTTTATCCCCTTCAACCTTTAAACCTTGTTGAACTTAAAAACGTAGCAGTTGAATTTCAACTGTCAAAAGACCCTGTATTAATTGCTGTCTGCTTTGTAAAACAGTTTAAGTTAATTATTCAGTTAACTAATAAATATCCGTTATTGGACGAGTCCGATAAGGTATCAGTTGCCCTTGAGGAACTTGAATTAGCCTTAATTGATTTTGATATAAGCCGAGGCGTAAAATTTGAAACCTTTTTTTATACATATTTACGTCGCAGGTTATACGCAGAATGCGGTAGTGCTAAGTGTAAGTGCAGAAAACCGAAGGAAGCTAATGTCAACTATGATGATATTCAGCTTAATACAACCGAGCCGGGTTACGGTGAGCTTGAGCTTTTACAAATGATTAGGACAAGTCCCGAGCTAACTACATTAGAAATAAGTTATTGTGAAATTATTATTGAAGATCCTAGTAGCTTGCAACGTGGTTCCTCTACAGACATTGCTAAAAGGTTGGGAGTGACTTCGGCTGCCATAACTTACCTCAAAAACAAATTATCGGTCAAACTACCGAGAATATTAATGACTTCCTAGTTAAAATGCACGACCTTTTATTTTATATAACAGTATAGACAAGCTAAAAGGAGGTTACGTTTGTGGGGAACTTACTGGTGGCTATTAAAAAATTAGCGGTTACTTTTAAGAAGTTGGTTACCGTTTTAAAAGGCGATTGCCTTTTGGTGCAGAGGGAAGGTAACGGATTGATAGTATATTCCGGGAAATACTCTCAAGCCGAAGTGCAGTGCATAGCTACCAATTTATTTAAGCACGTTTACTCGTTATCGAGGTGAACTGGGTCGTTATTGTTTATGACTTGTTCTAATATAAAACTTATACGCTTTTAAAGGAGGAAACTTTGTGGCTAGAATTACAAGTGTTCAAGAAGCTCAGGAAAAGTTCAAAAGTAATGATTTTTTCGCTCTAAAAAATGACGGCGATTCTGCAGTAGTTAGGTTCTTGTACGAAACTGAGGACCAACTTGATTTATACTCTGTACATGAGGTCAAAATTGGAGGTAAAAAACGTTGGGTTGATTGTTTGGGTGACAGCTGCCCGTTATGCTTGTCAGGTTCCAAAGTTCAGCTTAAATTATTTCTACAGCTTGAGAGTTACTCAACTGACGGTAAAATGTCGGTACTTACTTGGGAACGTGGGCAAAAGTTTTTACCTAGAATACAAAAAATATTGGCAGCTTACGGTACTTTATGTGACCGGAAATACGAGATTATACGTAAAGGTGAGCCCAATGACCCTGATACTGATTATAAGATCTATCCTTTAGCAAAAGACGGTAAACGTTTGGCAGAGTTATCCCAGAAGCAGGAGCTTTTAGGGCCCACAGGATTTGTGCTTGAAAAATCGGTAACTGAAATACAAGCTATTATGGACGGTACTTACAGGCTGCCGGCAGCTACAAACGATCGATCAACTGTTGAGACACCTCCAAGACAGCAAGCACCTCGTGACGACGAAGAGGTATTTTAAATTAGTTTAATATAGCCAGCACGGTGCAACTGGGCAGAGGTGCAGGGTGAGTCTCATAAGTGAGCGCCTGTGACACAACGGCTATATTATATACAGTAGGTCGCACTCATTTAGTTAGTTAGTGAGGCGACCTATTAATTTATAGTGAAAGAAGGGATACAGTGGCAGAACAAAAAGGTCTTTTTGCGAATTTACCGCAATTCAATAACGACATTCGTGAAAAGAATAAGGTATTAGTCGGAAAAAGTGGTAAGCCGGCTTCTTCTAAGACTCGTTCAGTGATTGCCGGAGCAGGTAAGAATAAACTTGCCGAGCGCATATCAATTCTACGACAAAATGTGAAGGATATTTTAGTTGAAGAAGGTAAATACCAATTAATTACTACAGAGGTTGAGTATTGTAACTACATGCAACAGGCTCGGGCTAATGGGTTGCTGGTGATTGATACTGAAGGAACAAGCTTAGAACCTTTGGACGATGTTTTTGTCGGACTTTGTATCGTCACTCCCGGTTTAAAACCTGCTTACGTGCCGGTACGTCATACAGATCTTAGAGGAGTTAGGTTACCTAATCAGCTCAGTGAAGAAATAGTTGGCCGGGAATTAACTTTATGTGCTGAGGCTGATACAAAGTTAGTTTTCCATTATGCTAAGTATGATATTAGAGTGATACGAAAGAGCTTGGGCGTTTACCTAGAACCGTATTGGGATACACAGATCGCTGCTTGTTTACTCAACGAAAATGAGCCTCACGAATTAAAAAAACTGTGGTCAAAATACATAGCTAAGAATACCGATAAAAAGGATGTTCCTTTAACATTTGAAAAGCTGTTTTCCGGTATTCCGTTTAACTATGTACCTGTTGACATTGGTTATCTGTACGCAGCCAAAGATCCGGAAATGACTTATGACTTATATGAGTATCAACGTGAATTTTTGATTGGTAGTAAGGCCGAAGCTAAAGGGTTAACTGAAGTCGGTAAAGTTATGATGAATATTGAAATGCCTCTTGTTACTGTATTGTGCGATATGGAAGATACTGGAGTTTGTATTGATAACGACTTTGCTTCTAAATTGTCTAAAGAGTATACTGAAAAGTTACAAGTTGTAGAGAAAAAGATACTGGTAGCCTTGAAAGGATTGAATTATCAGTCGTTACCTAACGAACTTCGTGCTAAGCTGTCTAACCCAATTAATGTAGGCAGTCCAACACAGTTAGCTATTATTTTCTATGACCTTATGGGCCTTAAAAGTCCGAACAAAAAGAAGCCTCGTAATACAGATAAAGAGGCTCTTAAACACTTCAAGCAGCAAGACGGTGATTTGTTTGACTTGTTACTTGAGTATAGAACCGTTTCTAAGTTACTTAGTACCTATATTGATAAGATGCCGAAGGTAGTTAGGACGGATACAAGTCGGCTACACGGTAACTTTAACCAGTACGGTGCTAAGACAGGTAGGTTATCGAGCTCAGCGCCGAACTTGCAAAATATTCCATCAAAAAATAAAGAGATTCGTAAAATGTTTGTTCCCGCACCGGGTAACGTTTATGTGGGCGGTGACTTTTCGCAGGTAGAGCCTCGGTGCTTAGCAGAAGCTTCAGGCGATAAGGCTATGCAACAGGCGTATCGTGACGGGCTAGACATTTATGCTTGGATGGCGAGCGAGACTTACGGCGTGCCTTATGATCATTGCAAAGAAAATTGGCCTGACGGTACACCTCATCCCGAAGGTAAGAAGCGCCGCGATAGTTTAAAGAGTGTGTTATTAGGTATCATGTATGATCGTCAGGTTCCTAGTATTGCAATAGTTTTAGGTATTTCGACAGCCGATGCGCAACGTATTTTTGACATGTTTTTTGAACGTTTTCCTGACATTAAACGTTTCGTAGAAGATATGAAGGAAATGGGTCATACCAAAGGATTCGTTCAAACGCTATACGGTAGAAAACGTCGGTTAACGGATCTTCAGCTACCTAAGTACGAAATCACAATGTTAAACGGTGATCCTGTAGACGACACTTCTTACCAGTATTATTACAGGGCACTAGATAACAGTCGTTTCAATGAACGTGCCGGTATCGTGCGCGAGGCTAGAGCTCAGGGAGTTAAAATCCGAGATAACGGAGGATTTATTGCCAAGGCAGAACGTCAAGTAGTCAACAGTATCATCCAAGGAACAAGTGCCGACATAACTAAGAAGGCTATGGTCGCTATAAACCGGGATAAGAAACTTCGTGAACTTGGTGCTCGAATGTTATTAACAGTTCACGACGAAATAATTTTAGAATGCCCAATCAGCACGGCCCAACAGTGCGCATCTATTATGGAAAAACACATGTTGGCTGCTGCAGATAGAATCAACTTACCTATGTCAGTAGACGCCGAAATAAAAGACAAGTGGTATGGAAAAACAGTTGAATTTGAAACCGAGGATGAAGACGACGTTGCATAACATTTTGTTCATTTTACAGCCTGTTAGCTTAAAAAGCTTGCAGGCTTTTTTATATAATAGGTTGAAGGAGGTTGATGTATTTAATGACTGAAATTAAACAAACTGGGCTCTTTACAGTTGAAGCTGGATTTGAATTTGATTCTGCTCACTTTTTACTCGACCATGCCGGAAAATGCCGGAACATTCACGGTCACAGGTGGAAAATCATTGTGGCTATTACATCAAACAAAGTTCAAACATCTGGTCCCGAGAATGGAATGGTGATCGACTTTAAACGGTTAAAGGGAGTTTTCAACGTACTGATAGAAGAGCTCGATCATGTACTGATTATTCGAAAAGGTTCCATTTCTAACGAGTTATACAGAATGCTAGTCAGTCACGGGTTTATAATTCGTAAGTTTGATTTTAGCCCTACAGCTGAAAACATGGCTCAGTACATATTTACTTATATGCAGGCTGCAGGTTATGCGATTGCTCGAGTAGATGTTTACGAAACTCCTAATAATAAAGCTAGTTATAGTGAAAGGTAGGTTGAGCCGAAATGTATGTGAGCGAGAAATTTGTAAGTATTGAAGGTGAAGGTATTAACCAGGGATATCCGAGTTTATTCGTTCGTTTCGCTGGGTGCAACTTAAACTGTAGTTTCTGCGATACCTCGTATGCACAAAGTAAGAACGGTGCAGAAGAACTTTCGCCTGAAAATGTCTTAGAGTGGGCGCTAGAGGCGAGGCTTAAAACAGGTATAAGTCGTATTACACTGACCGGCGGCG